AAATGTGGGTGTGGGATGAGGATAAATTAGACGCACAGTTTAGGTTGGTTTTGTATAAGAATAATGATAAAACTCACTCTTTCAAGTGTTTGTTTGGCTTTTATGCAAATGCATCAGAAACGAACCCGAACGAGCCACAAGAGCCACAGGTTGGAGATGTTGGCTATTTTTGGGATTTCCACAAAGCCTATGCTTACGGTGCATTGATAAAGATTTACGAAAACCAAACCCATAAATATGTGTCTTGCACCAATTCCTTTTTTATTAACTTCTCGAAAGAGAAACAACCTTGGATGAAATGAAAATAAACGAAGATTTATTACAAAAAGTATTGCAAATTAAACAAAACGAAAAGAAACCTATAAAAAGAGGGTTTAAAACGTGGCTTAAATATATTTACAATTACAAAAGCGAAAGTTTGTCTCTATGAATGGAGAATCTATTACCTTTGACGCTTTGGACGATACATACATCACCATGCCAGCAGATGCAGGTAACGATGTCACCAGCGGAGGCATATTTTAAATCCTTTTTGTAGGACACTTTATCTTGTAAAACTTTGTATTTTTGCATAAAAACAAATTTAATAATTACATTTGTTAAATGAAAGTAATAAAAGCAAACGTTGCAGACGTTAAAATTAATCCGAATAATCCGAGATTAATTAAAGATGATAAATTTACCAAGCTGGTGCAGTCGATTAAAGACTTTCCAGAAATGCTGGAAATACGCCCTATTGTCGTAAATTCCGACATGGTAGTACTTGGTGGTAATATGAGATTAAAAGCTTGCAAAGAAGCTGGAATCAAGGAAATACCTATTATTATAGCAGACAACCTAACCGAAGAGCAACAAAGGGAGTTTTTAATTAAAGACAACGTTTCAGGCGGTGAATGGGATTGGGATATGTTAGCAAACGAATGGGATGCAGAGGAGCTTGATAAGTGGGGGCTGGATTTGCCAATAAACGAAAATGATACAATTTATGAAGCAGAGCCAGAGGAGGATAATTATGAAATTCCAACTGAAATAGAAACAGATATTGTTTTAGGAGATTTGTTTGAGATAGGAGAACACAGGTTACTCTGCGGAGATAGTACACAAACCGACACTTGGCAAAAAGTAATGGATGGCAAACTTGCTGATATGGTTATGACAGATCCCCCCTATAATGTAGATTATCAAGGAGGTACTGGATTAAAAATTATGAATGACAAAATGGATAACGATTCCTTTTATCAATTTTTATACGATTTTTACACAGCATTGGGCAGTTATTTAAAACAAGGGGGTGCTTGGTATATTTGGCATACTGATAATGAAAGAATTAACTTTACAAAAGCTTTTATAGATTCAAATAATAAATTTAGTCAATGCTTAATTTGGGTTAAAAATAGCTTGGTTTTAGGTCATTTGGATTATCATAAAAAACATGAAACCTGCCTTTATGGATGGAAACAAGGAGCATCGCATTATTTTACAAACGAAAGAACACATACAACAGTTATAGAAGATAAAATTGACATTAAAAAACTAACAAAAGACGAAATGAAAAAAATGCTAACTGAAATGTTAAGCGAAAAAAATAAAACTACTGTTATACATTGCGATAAACCATTTAGAAGCACAGAACACCCAACAATGAAACCTATTTTACTATTAGCACCTTTAATAAAAAACAGTTCAAAAGAAAGTGAAATTGTAGCAGATGGGTTTCTTGGGTCAGGCTCAACAATGGTAGCATCGCATCAGCTTAACCGCAAGTGCTACGGTATGGAATTAGACCCGAAGTATTGTGATGTTATTGTAAAACGAATGATTAAACTAGATGACACTTTAACAATAAAAAGAAACGGCATTGATGTAACAAAAGACTGGAAATAATGGCATATAAAACACAGGACTTATTTAATACAGCAACAGAGCAAATAAAGCTAAATAGATTAATATTTATTGAAGATATTATTGCTTACCTGCCATGTTCAAAGCCAACATTTTACGAGCATTTTCCTAACGAATCTGACCTATATAAAAAGTTAGTTGAATTGTTGGATAAAAACAAAGTTGAATTAAAAGTTTCAATGCGAAGCAAATGGTATAAAAGTAATTCACCAGCATTACAATTAGGTTTAATGAAATTATTAGGAACACCAGAGGAACTTCGAAAGCTATCAATGACACACCAAGCAGTAGAAAAATTCGAAACACCAATCTTTAACGGCTTGGACTTAGATGTTACAGAGGACAACAGCACAGATTAAGATTGCCAGCCTTAGAAAAAGAATAAGGATAGTGCAGGGCGGAACCTCCGCATCAAAGACATTTAGCATTATTCCGATGCTTATAACTTATGCAAGTGTAAAACCAAACTCGGAAATATCAATAGTTTCTGAATCCATACCACACCTAAAAAGAGGTGCAATAAAAGACTTTGTTAAAATCATGCAAATGACTGGAAACTGGAATGATGCAAGTTTTAACAAGTCTGACATGAAGTACAAATTTGCAAACGGTTCTTATATTGAATTTTTTAGCGTTGACCAGCCCGACAAGTTAAGAGGAGCAAGAAGGCACGTTCTCTTTATTAATGAATGCAATAATGTTCCTTTTGATGCTTACCTACAATTAAGCATAAGAACATCAAAGTTTATTTATTTAGATTACAATCCGAGTAATGAGTTCTGGGTGCATACGGAACTAATGCAAGACAAGGATGTGGACTTTATTATTTTGACCTACAAAGACAATGAAGCTTTAGACCAATCTATTATAACTCAAATCGAGAAAGCCCGGGACAAAGCTAAAACTTCAAAGTATTGGGAGAATTGGTGGAATGTTTATGGGCTTGGTTTGGTGGGCAGTATGGATGGCGTAATATTTAGCAATTGGCAGCAAATTGATTCTATTCCAAAAGAAGCCAAATTATTCAGTTATGGCATGGACTTTGGATTTACAAATGATCCGACAACATTAGTAGCAGTTTACCGGTACGACAATAAATTAATCATAGATGAATTAATATATCAAACAGGTTTACTTAATTCTGATATAATAAGGCATTGCAAAGGTTTGGAAGATAAAACCGTTTACATTACGGCGGATAGTGCAGAACCGAAAAGTATTGAGGAAATAAAGCGAGCAGGGATTTATATTAAGGCGGCAAACAAGGGCAAGGATTCGATTAATCATGGAATTGATATATTACAACAGCATGATATTTTAATAACGTCTAAGAGCGTTAATTTAATAAAGGAGTTTAGGAATTACACATGGGATGCTGATAAAGCAGGCAATAAATTAAATAAACCGATTGATGCGTACAATCATGGGATTGATGCATTGAGGTATGCCTGTGAAGGTTTAAGCGTTCCAAAATTTAACCTTTGGGATATTTCGTAAAATAATTATACATTTGCATTTAAAACATTAATTATGGGGGCTTTAAAGTGGTTAGGGTTAAATAGAATAAAGGCTATTGAGGTGCAAGACCCGCAAGTGGTCAAAATTGTTTATAACGGAGATTTTGGCGGTTATAGACCTTTGGTTTATTTCGGAGACGAAACGCAAGTTTATATTGACCAAGGATTTTTAGGCAATCATGTAATATTTACCATTACGGACTGGGTAGGGCGAAAAATGGCATCAGTCAGCCCGATTGTTTATCGGGTAAAGAACAAGACAGCCCTAAAGCAATACAAAGCTTATCAATCTAATTTTAATGTAAAGAATATTGCAAAAATTAATGAGTTAAAGAAAAAGGCATTTGAGAAATTAGAGATGGAGGATCACCCGCTGGTTGAATTGCTTAATAAGCCAAACCCGACACAAAATTGGGATGAGTTTGTTTACGGCTATTTAGTTTACAAAAAATTCGTAGGGCGTTGTTTTATCAAAGGTTCAAGGGTAGAAAATAGCGTTAGAACAAAAGGATTTCAGCAAATATACTTACTACCAGCACAGCACATCATTTCGGAATCAGGAGAGGGAGCGACAGTAATAGCTAACTATGCAGATAAGAGACAACCGCTTAATAAGATAGCGACAGAAGAAGTTTGTGTAATTAAAACATTTTCACCAGTTGCTGGCGGTTTTGATGGCACTTCGATATTTAAGTCAGCCAGAAAGTTATTGCAAAAATCTTCGGATGCATTGGACGCAGAAACTGAAACCATGCAGAACAGAGGTGCAAAGAAAATAGTATTTCCAAATCTTACACCAGACCAGCTTAGTTCCATAAGTATGCCAAGCGACAGCCAAGAGAGCAACGCAAACGAAAAGCTAAGGAAAACTATCAAGGAAGCAGGGAATGGAGGCATAGCGTTAAATTCTATTCCTTTGGGTTCACTTGACCTTGGTTTAAGTCCAATCGATTTAAATATACTTGCATCAAAAAGCGTTGATGATAAAGCTTGGTGCAGTTTGTTTCATGTAAACTCAATGGTGGTGCTTAATGACCACGAATCGGCAAGTTACGACACAATGCAACAGGGCAAAGTTTCAAGTGTAACAGATGGCGTAATACCAGAACTTGAAGCATTAAAGAACGGATTAAATTCGTGGTTATGCCCAAGTTATGGCGAAGACCTTTATATTGATTTTGATTACACAGAGTTTCCCGAGATGTACGAGGAACTGTTTAAGGTTGCTGAAAGGTTAATGAAAACAGAATCGGTAACTATTAATGAAATCAGAGACGTAATTAAATACGATGCTTACACTGGAGAGAACGCAGACAAGATTTTAGTTTCCGGTAGCAAAAAGATTCTTGACGATATTATGTTTGATTTGCCACAGGTACAAGGTTCTAATCTAAATCTATGACCAAGCAGGAAAAAGTATTATTGTCAAAGGCAATTCAAAGGGAACTTATTAAGGTAGAAAAAAAAGGTTATAGAATCTTTTATAATGCTTTAAAAGAATCAGCCGAAAGAGTAATGCCATATTACGAACAGAGGGGCGTAATGGATACCTTATTTTCTTTGAATGTGCTTTTAGATCCGGATCCAATCGCAAAGGCTTATGAAGAGTTCTATTCACAGGCAATGACCAGCTTATTAGTTTCTAATCTTAGGATAATGATTAGGCAAGTTGGAGGCAAATTAAACAAAGATGCTATTGAAAATATTAATATCGGTTTCAGGAGTGAAGAGATAATTGCACAGACAGCAGACGAAGCTAAAAAGATGGGGCTGGGTGCGAATATTGTAAAAATCAATGATTACACCCGAGCGTTAATAAAAAAAGAAATTGAAGATGGTTTGGCGTTAAACCTAACAAAAGACCAGATAGCCCGAAACATCAAAAAAGTTACAGAAGGCACTATTTTAAAGATGCGAGCGTTACGAATAGCACGAACAGAAACAACGCACGCCAATAGCAAGTCAACTAAAGTATTATCGAACGGGATACCGTTTAAGCAGAACAAAATTTGGATTCCACGACTTGATGGCAGGGAAAGACCAGAACATGGAGCAATGATGGGTAAAGCTGCAATTCCAAAGAACGAATTGTTTTTAGTTGGTGGTGAATATTTAGAATATCCGGGTGATCCGAATCATGGTGCATCGGCTTCTAATAATGTAAATTGCAGGTGTAGCGTTCATTACATACCAATAGCACCAACGGAAGAGGAACAGGCAATAACTGAAAGACCAAGTGTTTTAAATTACCTTAGAAATTTACTCAAAGGACTTCTGTTAAAAATAATTTTAAATTAATCGTTTTTTTAATGCACAAAAAAAAACTACCAACAAAGTCAGTAGTTATTAAATTTACCTTAACAATTAAAACTATTTTTCCAACTTATTACTTCTTTTCACTTGCCCAAGAGTTACCATTTCTTTCGGGTTCTTTCCATAATGCAACCTTGCATTCTTACAGTAACGTTTTGCCGTATTAATGGCAATATCGAAGTAATCAGCAACCTGCTGGGATGTCACAGTTTTATCTTCTCTTTCTTCTTGGGTCATACTTTTAGTAAAACTTAAAGTACAAAAATAGCTATTTAGGAATC